ATTCATTACTCATTCTATATCCTTTTCTATAGAGTTAAAGAGTCTTAGTTATACACTATACATCAACTGTGTCAAGCCAATTCTTACCTATCTTTGCTTCTAAAAGCATAGGTACATTCATATCTATTCCATATGTCTCCTCTATTATTTTGTTCAAATCCTGGTTGAGTGTCCACACCATTGACAATACTAGATCTTTCTCATCAGGATGTACATCAACCACCATAGAATCGTGTACAGTATTAACCAAACACGACTTCATGTGTCGCAAACGTTCATGCATTTCATTCAGTACCACTGGCACTACATCACCAGTAGCAAAGCCTTGCACTGGGTAGTTCTTTATCATAGTGAAGTGCGTTGGTACACCACTGTGTCGTCTTGTCACATCAGGGAAAGCATACTGTCAGTAATAACTTTTGCTGTGTAAGCATGTACATCGAAGCCAGTTGAAATTTCTTGCATCGCTGTTTCATCCTGTGCCAAGAACGCTGCTGTCCTAAATTCGAGTTGTGCAAAGTCGGCCTCCATTATTAGTCCGTTGTTAAATCTTGATACAAATACTTTCTTTACTGGGAATGTACCTCCCCTTGGCATGTTCTGCATGTTGGGATTTCTTCCACTGAAACGTCCTGTTGCTGTAATGTGTTGAGTAAGTCCAACGTGCAGGAATCCACTGTCCTTAGTGTATGACCGTATTCCGTTGACAAAAGCAGATAGATAAGAAGAGACAGCATTGTGACGTTTAAGATCAGAAATGAAATCAATAGCTTCGTCCATTCTATTTTGTTTAGCAGTTGAAGAAAGTACATCCAGTTCATCCTTTCCTGTGTTGAAACCATTAGCACTGACCCACTTCTTGCTTGGTGCAGTAAAACGTAGCCCTGCTATCTGTTGTGTATCCTTTAGTCTGTATCCTTTCGCATCACAATCTTTGCATTTATTAGGTCTAGCAAACTTTGTTCCATCTTTTTTAAGTCGGTATACTTTACCTTGCCCTTCGCAACTAGTACAGGTGTATGCCGTAGTCCTGTAGATAGGTGACGAGTTGGCTTTAACGGCATCCTTAAACTCTTCTTGTGTCGCAGTGAACTCGAAGAGATCAGCCCATTCCTTTTTGTCATGTACCCTCCTGCTGAAGAGAACCTGCGACTTTTGTTCAGGCGAGCGTAGGTTAATCGGAGTGTCGCCCATAAGTTCCCTGACTTTCTTTTGTAGCCTTGTTTCAATCTCCGCTTTCTCATTCTCAAACTCCTTTGCTACTCGCTCCAACTCTTGAAGATCGACTTTGAATCCTGCCATATAGATTTCTGTAAGGGTTTTACAGGTGTTGAAGGTAACACGTCTAACGGTATGGAGAGACTTTGCTTCGGGCGCATTGAAGTCTCTCTCTTGAGCGTGGAACAACTCGCAAGTAGTAAGCAAGTCATGCTCAAGATAATGACAGAGTTCTTTAAGAGGTATCTCGTTTGTGTTCTTACCTTCCTTGAAATATTTCTTGAGTGTATCATCCTTTTGTACCTCCAGTTGTCTGCGTTCTGCACAAGCCTGTAGGCTCAAGCCGTTTCTTTGACCACGATCTAGTATATACTCAGCAAGCATGGTGTCATAGATGTCACCGTCATACTTGAAACCACACTCCCACAGCCACATCAAGTCGTGCTGTGCGTTGTGCATAATAAGTAGCTTGGTATTGTCTAGTGTCCACTGTATGTCTAGTCTTTGAAAGCCTGTAAAATCTGTGGCTTCATTGTGATCCAGTGTCTTGATAGTAAGAGAAGCTTTTGGATCATCAGCATCTGTCATACCTACCTGTACCAAATGATTGGTAGGTTCGAAGGGATCAAGGTGTACCTTATCGTCACGATGTGTGACAGTATTCTCTACGTCTAGCACCAACCTCATGCTGAGTACAACGATCTTGAACCGTCAAGCTGACAGGTTATCTTACCTTGAAAGCCATTCAGTTTATTCTTTGCAATGTTCAAGTATCTAATCGGATCTTCATCCTCTCCCTCTGCTTGTTGTGTCTTACCTATCAGTACCATAAGATCTGCTTCAGCAGCTTTACCTGTCTTACTACCTTCCATCATAGCTTGGTTCAGGTCAGCCCTGCCCTCTGCTTCTGCTGATAGTTGAGACATCCACACCACAGCACAGTCATACTGTTTGGCTATGTTACGAGCATGGATAGCTGCAGCCTTGAGAGTTATGTCTGTCCTCTCTGTTCTAATGTCGGCAAACTTGTCGCCCATATCTAGGATTACTACATCAGGACGTTCATACTTTACCACTGACTCAACCCAGTCCATGCCTTTACCTGTGCTGTCCTTGAACTGTACCAGATCTTTAATAGAGTTGTATCTCTTGGCGGCTAGAGCTTTGTTCTCACGCACTTCCTTCATAGTCATAAGAGTTGAAGCACTGATGTATCTTGCAGCTACACGTGTGTATGCTTCTTCGTTACACAGTACAATACACTTAGCACCTTGATGTGCAAAGCCACTAGCACCTGCTACTATAGAAGCATGGAAGCTAGTCTTTCCAGTATTAGGCCTAGCACCAACCAGAATAAGATGACCGCCACTGATACCCTCCACCCTACGAGCCAAACTGGGTATGTTAAACTTCCATTTCGATTCAAGTGCCGTTGCATCAAGGATAGTATCAAGACTGTGATCATCCCACTCGACACGAAGATTTGGAGTAAAGTCATCTTTGTATTCCTCTAATAGTTTACGTAATGGTTCGAGGCTATTCTCTGCACCATTCACAAAGTCAAAGCCCAGGTTAGCTACAAGGTCACCGACATGCTGTTGGAATAGCTGAGACAATGTGTCCTCTGCTATCTCACCTTTGATAGGATCAGCTATCTCGATACGCTTGAAGAGATCTTCATATGCTGTTCTTGTAGCGGTGGTCATGCTTGCGTTGATACGGTTGAACACAGCATGTAAGTCAGACACAGACAGGTCACCATCGTATGTCTCCATAGCTGTATCCAACGCTTGCTTTATCTTACGTACATCCTTACTGAAGATACGTTCAGGGCAACGCACACCCTTGTGGTCATCATAAAACTCTCTACTGAGTAGCGTCTTTACTAGTGCTAGTTCCATCATCTTTGTTCATCTCCTCTCGTTCTATTGATCTTCTTCGTTCCTCTTCATCGAATGATCTGACTATGGGTACAGTCTTGTTGTTGTTGTCAAGGTCAACAATTATACCAGTGTTCCACTTGTCACGTTCCTCTTCTGCATCTGCAATACTATCAAACACCTTTGGTGCAGGAAAGTTTGGAAACACTTTACCCTCTGGTACATACATGATGTCACCGTCCACGTCAATCACTACTGCTAGTCGCATTACATAACTCCTTTAACTTATCTATATCTTCATCCATCTTATACTTTATATCATCCAACAAATTCATAGCGGTGGTTTTGTTCCCTGTCCACAACTCTATCTCTCTGCGATACTCGACTGTCTTACCTATAGCATCAGGGTCAAGGGCTATGATAATTCTGTTGTATTCCCCTATCTTCTGCATGTGTTTAGGACTCAAGCTTGTACCTAAGATAGCCATAGCTGTGATGTATGGTAACTCTTGTGTAGCTATGATAGCTGACAGTACATCTTCAACTATAAGTAATGTCTTACCATTACCAACAGTGTAGTAGTCAGCCTCACCTGTGTAACGATACCACTTAGGGTGATTGACTCCTACTGCTCTGCCTATAGCATCAATGATTCTACCCTTGTGCTTGATAGGAAAGACAACACGTTCATCCTTAACATCGTACAGAGTATCAGCTATTGCTATGCCCCAACGTCTCATGAATCGTTGGTACTTAGTGTGGTTTGCCTTGGGTGTCACCACGTATTCAGGTATCTCCATAGTCTCCTTCTCCTTGTTTATATTTGTGTAAGCACGTTGCGTCTGTTGATCTTTCATGCGTTGGTATATCTCTGCTGCTGTCATGTCTGTAACATAGATGCCACGTATTGTACAGCCTAGTTTAAAACAGTTGTACTGTATGTCACCTAATGTGTTGGTAGCAGTAAATGTATTCTTACCTCTGCACTGAGGGCAGTCACCTCTGTATCTCTCTCCTTCTTTCAGACCTAAATCATTAATAAAGTCACGCATCCTCATCTTGCTTACCTCTTGCTGCCAGTGCCTTGCTTGCACCACTGTATGTGTTGACCATGTAGGGCTTGACTGATGCTGCATTCTGGTGGCCTGTCACCTGCATGATACCTGCCAAGTCAACACCACCTTCCATCATCTCAGTCACCGCCGTCCTACGTAGATCCATAGCCGTAAGTTCTTTAGGTAGATTAGCTTCTTCCAGGATCTTATTGATATGTAACGATATTTCTTCTTTGTCATAGGGTGTATATGCTCCTGCTCTTGGCTTGACTCTTGGTACTACGTACTCTTGAAAGCCAAACTCTTCCTTCTGTTGACGCAGCATTGAACACAAACCCTGAGAGATAGGGAGGTGTACCTCTGCATTACGCTTGCTTTGTGTCATATCTATTCGACATTCGTTTAAGTCTAAACTATCCCATGTAAGTAGACGTATGTCACCTACACGTTGACCCCAGTCGTATGCCATATGCACAATCAGCCCAATGCTGCGCCATCGAAAGTCGCTGTAAGCAGTGTCAAGAAAAAGTGACACATGTTCACGACTCCAATGTACTCGCCTTGGTTTTTCAGTGACGGTCTGTACCAAAGCTATTGGATTGTGAATGAACAC